ATCATTAGAAAAGCTATTAACATGATCAATTGTTTCTTCATATTTCTCCCGTAATTGTTGTATTTCTTTTTGTTTTCTGGCAACGCTTGTTTCTATACGAGCAATTGAATTGTTTAGTGAATCGATTTGTAAATTAAGCTTTACCCGTGTATTAGCGTTATCATCTATTACTGTATTTAAACTATCAATTTGATGTTGTAGTTTATAGTCTTGTATAGTATTAGGTACTTTTGGTCTATTTGATAAACTAATTACTAACGCCATTATTAATATAATACTTAATACAGCTGATCCGTATAACCAATATTTTAAATATTTCTGCATATTAATCTTCTTGTAAAGCTCCAGATATTACTATAAATTCTTCAACAGCGGCTACTGATAGATCTCCGATTTTAATTGTGTCTTTCGCTGCCTCAATAAATTTTTCAACTGATTCAAATGCATTTTTTATGAATTCTATCACGTTAGAATCTGATAATAAAGCTTTAATTCCAGTGGCCCCTAGATATAACGCCATTGCAGCAATGTACATTACATTAGCCCATTCGTGAGACTTATCCCATGCTTTCTTCCATCCACTCTTACTAAAAAATCCATAACGTACGGCGAATATAGGAGTCATTATAATGCCTACAATTTTTAAAATCCATTTATGTGCCGTATGACTCTTATCAGCGAGCCATTTTGCTATAGATGATGTCCATGTCATACCTTCTAATATATGTAACATATGACTATCAACTGGTTGGGATTGCGTGCCATCCGAAGAAAATTTTGCACTGTGTTTACCAGCCTTTTTTTGTTTTTTAGCATCAGCTTTAACAGCTGCCGCTATCCTGTCGAATGCTATATCAATATTTTCATTTAATACTGCATCAGGATTTGGATAGAAACTGTACATATCATATATCGGAGTTTTTATATTAGGCGATTTAAACTCAGTACCTGACTTGTTAATAAACGTAACCATTTTATCTAATTTGTCAAATGTAGTTTTTTTAGCCAACGCTACAACATCTTGCTTTGAAGGTATTTTATTATTAGCCTTTGCGGATGCATGTATTAAAATTAGAATATCTATAATCTCTGCTTCTTTTAAAGATTCTGCAGATGGAAATTCTACATTACGTTTAACCCAATCAATTATATTTGCTATTAATTTTCCTATAGCCGGTGCGACCAATATTGTCATTAATACGCCTTCAACAAGTAAACGCGTATTAGATTGATATGACTCTGTCTGTGTTTCCTCGCCGTCTATTTTTATTCCATTTTCGACATCGCCTTTTTCTAAAGCGCTGACATCTATATTTTCTGGGTCAGTTAAATATTGAGCATCTGGCAATTTACTTGCTAATTCTTGCGCTGCTTGTGCAATTAAATCTGCCATATCATCATCACTCATATCCTCTGTTAAATTAGGAGCTAAGATATTTTGAAATAGTGAAAATTGCTCTGTAGTCGTTATGTTTTTTACATACGATATGTATTCTTTAAATATACCACGTGTCTTTTGTTCTTCCGTTAACGTATGTTCCAATTGAATTGAACGTTGTGTGTTAAGGCAATTCTCCCATAACAATTCATTCATTATATTAGTCAATTTTATTCTAGCCATTACTTTCTCTTTTTAATTTCTTCACGAATGATATTACGAATTAAACGACGAACTTCATCAATTTGCAATTCCGTATCTTTATCTAAGTCAGCAATTGCTCTTTGCAATTGACTTTCCAAATCGCGCTTTTCAGATGTCATCTTCTTTAACTGGTCTAAAAGCTTTTGTTTGTCTTTACCGGCAGCAGCTTGCCATTTTTTTGCTGTATCTTGCATTTCAGATGAATGTTTTTCTAATTTCTCAGCTGCCTTAGTTACTTTCCTGGGAGTTGCCATTTTCACCTTTAAGGTTTGTTATTATAGTTTTTCTCAATTCTTGATAGTCACTGTCAAATTTTTCAAAGAATGAGCTTTGATCCCATTCTTCTAATCCACCATCCGCATTTTGTGTAAACTGCACTTTAAGTGAATTACGCAAAATTTCAACTTCCATATCTGTATCAGCTAACCATGCCTCTGCATTGGCTAACATAAACTTACGTGAATATTCTTCCCATGCCTCTTGGCCTTTCAAACGAATATTTGTCTCTTCCTTAATAACACATTCAAAACATTTTTTATGTTTGAAATACATTTTAAAGTTTAAAGCCTTTTCATCGTCACGCATTTTCTTTTTGCAGCAAGGACATTCTTTAGGAACAGACATTATATCACGTACTTGTTTAAGAATACTGTTTAATGGTGTCTTAGTACGAAATCCGTTTTTCTGTTCTATTTTATATTCTACACCTGCAGGATCTTTCTCAATCCATATATCTCCTACAGCACGTTTGCTATCAGATTTACTTTCATACCCAAATGACTTACGTGTTTGAGTACTATGTGTTCCGGCTAACAATTCTTTTGTAGCCTTTAAATTTTGTAACTTATTTGACATTATTATTTAAGACCTTTCGATTGTACTCTCATCGCCGTTTTTAATTTACTAAGATTTTTTACCAAATCTTCCGGAGTAACTCCGATATTAGCTAATACATAGCCAATAGCTTTTAGTTTATCGTCAGCATCTTCTAACTTTTTAATAGCAGTTATAAATTCTTCTGCGCGGTTTAAATTAGATGCGCCGCCTAAATCTTTCGCTGTCAATCCGCCACGCTTTGCTCCTAATCCTTGTCCTGCTCCAGCTGCGCCACCCGCTGCCGGCTTTTCTGGTGCTGTATTAGATCTAAACTTTAATTCATTAAGCTTGCCTTCTTCCATGGTAGAATCGGCCTTAAGACCACGTGCCACTTGGCCACGTAATGCTGTTAGTTCGTCAGCAGTGATACCAAATGTTTTCATTAATGTAGTTAGTAATCCTACCTTTTTCATTTTAGGTAGTTTTGCAAGACGTTCAACGTCTATACCGCCTAATGCCTTATCTAACATTGAACGTCCACTGCCTAAACTAGCACGTACCTGCGACCCTACATTTTTAATAAATGAGTTAGTAGTTGACTCGGCTAGCATATTACGTACATGTTTACGTATTTCATTACGTAGTTCTTTTTCTGTTGCCATATATATTTCCTTTTTTAATAAATATCTATCTAAACTGAGATTCTAGTCCTTTAACAATAAATCGTCCAGTTATTTTAAACGGTTCGCCATATATCTTAGGATCTCTAATTACAATACCTTCATGATCTCTAACAGGGCCTAATGGTGAGCTTAAAGCTTCCAATACTGCATTACCCAATTCCATTGTAGCCAAATAAATAACAAAGCCGTTAATTACCTTTTCTACATCCTTAGGATCAGCTAACATTTTAGCAGCATCTTCGCCTTGCGATAAAGCTAGCAATACTTGTTTAGATTGAGCTCCAATTGTTTTACCGTCAGCTAATTTAACTGTACTTTCTTTTTCATTGGTAGCTCCTGCTAGCCACTGACTTAAAGTCTTTGATATCTTTTTACCGTTAACGGTTATTGCATATTTCTTAGCTAACTCTCCAGCAAAGTTAGGTTCTTTATCTAAAGTAGTCGGCACAGACCCTAGTACTTCGAACCCATATTCGTTTGCAGTTGGGGCTAAATTGTTCAATAGATCTTGCATTGACTTCTTATTATAAGTTACCTCTTTAGTAGCACGACGCTTAGGTGTTACTTGTTCAATTTCTAGTAATCCATGTATTGCTAAGAAGTTTTTATTATACGATAATACATTGGTAGAGCCAGCTACGTACTCAATATTAAATAGAATATTAGGGTTGTCCCATAGACCTAATGATTTAAGTTGAATGGTTATATCTGGTATTGCGTCGTTAAAGATATCTAATACCTTACCTCCTGTCACTATCATTCCATGGCCAGCGCCGAAACGGTCTTCTAAGTCTGCTTTTGTCACGCCTTTAACATCTAAAGGTTTATTTGACCCGCGGTCCATTACAAACTGACGGCTACCGTCAACGTTAATTAATCGTATAGAGGCATTTACTCCGTCAATCTTAACTGATGCAGGGCCTTTCTTAAGATACTCTGCTGCTCGCGCAAATACTTTAACTAGATCTTTTCCATTTTTTACTGAAGGAATATCAAACGGATGTGCCATATGCCCACCTGCGCCTCCCTCCACTATCAAATCTTTCAATTTCATTTTACTTTCCGTTAAGTTTTTTTTTATCATAGTATACGTAGCAGGATCGTACCAGCCCATTATTTTTTTAAATGTATCAGGCGTACTAGTCTTTAAAGCATTTCTTAACGATGTACCTGACATTTCACCAAAGCCGGGAATGTTTAATGATACATGAGGAGCTACAATTAAGTATCCATGCTTATCATATCCTTGAAGATTATTTTTATTGCTTGCATACGGTTGAAAGTAAGAAGGATCTCCGCTCTTTTTAGGCTTCATGGAAAATCTAGGATC